TTCACAAGAGCAAGTAACGCAACTGTTGTAAACAAAGCAGGGTTAATAGAAACAGTAGGCAATGGAATACCTAGAATAGATTTTTTAGGTAATACACAAGGTGCTTTAAAACTTGAGCCACAAAGAACAAATCTAATAACTTATTCTAGTGACTTTCCTAATTCTTATTGGACAAAGGGTGGTGCTAGTATTCAAGGAGACCCAAGTACTGCGGGTAGTGAGTTAATAGTTAATGGAGATTTTGCAACAGATAGTGATTGGATTAAAGGAACGGGTTGGTCTATTAGTGGAGGTTCTCTTAACGGTTCCTCAACGACTACATCAGTTACTCAACTTAACACAGGCTTGGTAGCAGGCAAGATGTATCAAGTAGTTTACACTATATCAAACTACGTTAGTGGTTCTGTTAGAATAGAGTTAGGAAGTGCTAATGTTTCTGTAGGTACAATAAGAAGTGCTAATGGAACATACACAGAGTACATAGAAGCGTTAGGGGACGAACAATTAATTTTTGACGGTATTTCAGCTTTCACAGGCTCAATAGACAACGTATCAGTAAAAGAAGTACAAGGTTTTACATCGCCCGATGGAACTACTAATGCTTATAAGTTAGTTGAGGGTACGAATAATGGAGAACACATTATTTATAAAATTTCCATTGGGGTTACATCTGGTGCGACTTTATCTTATTCGTTTTTTGCAAAAAAAGGCGAAAGAAATGTAATACAAACTTATAATTATGTTGGTGGTGGGTTTCAGAATGGTGCTGACTTTGATTTATCAACAGGGGTTGTGAGTAACCAATATGGCGGTTTAGGTTCAATGACGGAATTAGATAATGGTTGGTGGAGATGTGATTTTACATCATTAGCATTAGTCGGGCAAACTGGAACAAATGTAGCAATTAGAACATTAGATAATAGTAGTAGTAATTCATATCAAGGAGATGGAACGAGTGGTTTTTACATCTACGGAGCACAATTAGAAGAAGGCTCATACGCTACTTCGTACATACCAACACAAGGGAGTACAGTAACAAGGTTGGCTGATGTTTGTAATAATGGTGCTAATGACCAAGTAATAAATTCAACAGAGGGAGTATTGTATGCAGAGATAAAAGCATTAAATGAAACAGGAGGTAATAGGTACATTTCTTTAAGTGACGGAACAGATTCCAACAGAATTTTATTAAGATTTCAAGATACAGACAAAGTGGGTTGTTTTGTTAGGTCTGCAAGTGGTTCTTTTGCTGAGATAACAAAAACCTCTGCATCTATATCATCAAACTTTTTAAAGGTAGCAGTTAAATGGAAAACAAATGATGTTGCTTTGTGGGTTAATGGGGTTGAAATAGGTGTAGATTCAAGTTTTACTACTTTTAATGCAAATGTATTAAACAGACTAAACTTAACAGGAGCAACTACAACCACATCTCAATACTTTTACGGAAACGTTAAAGATTTAAAAGTATATAACACAGCATTAACCGATAGCGAATTACAAGCATTAACAAGTTAAGAGTAATAAATACACCTATAATAATAACAAGAGTAAATCTTTACATAAGAAAGGTAATAAGATAAGAAAATTAAAAAAACTATACAGATAATATAATAACTAATAGTTATAACCAAAAGTTAAAATAAATAAAAAGATATGAATATTTACAAAACAAATTTTCCAACAGAACAAGAGGGGTTTGACTATTTAGTTAGTCAAGGCGTATGGGAAGAAGTAACCGAAGAGGGTGTTACATCTATGCAGTATATTAATGGTACTCAGGCAGTAGTTAATATAGGAAAGGTAGTTAAGATACCTGCAACTTATGATGACCAAGGGCACGAACTAACACCTCCTGTATATTACGATGGATGGGCTTATGATATTATGAGTACTGATACTTTAGACTTTGGAAGTTTTGAAGTATATCCTGCTGATAAATCTGTGCATTCATTCTTTGGTTATCCAAGAGGTGAGGAAGTTGAAAAATAAAATTTAAAATATGAAAAAATCAAAAGCGAATAAAATAAGTAAACATATTTCTTTTAAAGAAGCTACTCATTCAAATTATGCTAAGCAGTATGGAATAAAAAATGTTCCATCTGATGAAGATATTGAGAATATGAAGTTAGTAGCTGAAAAAGTTTTTGAGCCATTGCGTGATTGGGTTGAAGCACCAATACGAGTAAATAGTTTTTATAGGTCTAAAGAATTAAATTCAGCTATAAAAGGGTCGCAAGTTTCTAGTCATTTAACAGGCAATGCAATAGATATTACATCAATGGGTGGAAAGACAAATCTAGAAATGTTTCATTACATAAAAGACAATTTAGATTTTGACCAACTAATTTGGGAATTTGGTGCAGAACCAAAATGGTTACACGTTTCATACAAATCAAAGGGAAATAGAAAACAAGTTTTAGTTACTAAAAAACAAGGTATTTATTACACTTGGTCATAAATTACTAATATGCCAATACCAAACAAAAAGATAGGAGAAAAGCAAAAGGATTATATGATGAGGTGTGTACCTCAACTTATGCAGTATCACGATAAGTCGCAAGCTATTGCAATTTGTTACAAATCTTTTCAAGGCAATATGATTAACCTTGAAACCTACAATGACTATCCTGAATCAGCTAAGAATAATGCTAAGAAAGTTTTAAAGTGGCGAGATAAATACGGAAGTGAAGTTAAGGGAATGACTAGAACAGGGTGGGTTAGAGCAAACCAATTAGCAAAGGGAGAAAATATCAGCAGAGAAACTATTGCTAGAATGTCAGCATTTCAAAGACATAAAAAGAATTCAGAGGTAAGTCCTGAAAACAAAAGCACACCTTGGAAAGACAATGGCTATGTTGCTTGGTTAGGTTGGGGTGGAACATCAGGTATTAATTGGGCTTCTAAGAAGTTAAAATCAATAGATAAGAAATGATTTCAGATTACAAAACAATATTAATAAATGCAGGAACATTTGGAATTTCAATGACCAATATAGATATTACTTTAAAAATACTTTTATTAAGTATAACAATTGGATATACAATTCAAAAATGGTATTTACTAAATAAAAATAAATAGATGCCTAAAAAGAAATTTTCTGAAACTAGAGTTGGTAAATTCTTAAAAGGTATTGCACCTAAGATACTTGGAATAATTGGTGATGTAGTACCTAGTGTTGGTATTTTAGATAAAGCTAAGGGATTAATACAAAAAGATAGTAATATATCAAATGATGACAAAGATATAGCCTTAGAACTGCTTAAAATCGATACAATAGAAATACAGGAGATTACTAAGCGTTGGGAATCAGATAATCTTTCTGATAGTTGGTTATCTAAAAATACAAGACCATTAACATTAATATTTTTAACTGTATCAATGGTATTTTTAATATTGTTAGATTCTTTAAATATAGAATTTGGAGTAGAAAGTGAATGGATTGATTTACTTAAATCACTTTTAATTACTGTTTATGTAGCCTACTTTGGTAGTAGAGGAGTTGAAAAATTTAAATCAATAGGGAAGTAATTATTGATTATAATTCCTAAGTCTTTATTTTTATTATATTTATTTTATATTATTATTATTATATTTATTTTATATTTAATTTTAATATATTTTTAGATATATTTATTTATATTTGAATATATGTTTAAATAAAAAAATTTAAATTTATTATTTTTATTCTACATAAAAAAATATTTTAATCAAAATTTTAAAATTATGCAATTCAAATTAGATGTAAACCACCTTTATAAAGAAGATAAAAAAGAAGAAAAAGATATGTATTCAATAAAGCTAGAAACATATAATGGAAAGGTAGAGGGTAAATTTGAACGAAGCGAAATCAGGCACATTATACAGATACTAGATAATGCCATCGAATAAAAAATTAAGCAGAAGTAAATTAGTAAAAAAGCTAGATACTGTATTTAGTCAATATATTAGACTTAAAAATTCAGTAGATGGAAAAGCAACTTGTTTTACTTGTGGTAAGGTAGATGAATGGAAGAAATTACAGAATGGACATTTTCAATCTAGAAAACATTATTCAACTAGGTGGGATGAAATAAATTGCCAAGTACAATGTGCAGGATGTAATGTATTTAAGTATGGGGAACAATACAAGTTTTCTGTAAATCTAGATGCAAAATATGGCGAGGGAACTGCTGAAAGATTAAGCATTAAAGCAAGACAAATAATAAAGCTATCAAACTTTGAAATAGAGGATATGATAAAAAGATATAAAAACTTTGTAGATTCAATGTAATTGACTACATTTGATTGTTCTGTTCTGTTACCTATGAAAAGGGGTTAGATTAATTTCTAATCCTTTTTTTTGTCTTTTATTTTTTTTTATTAACTTTTTTGTTTATATTTGTTTAATATTAATAAATAAAACAGAACAAAATGAAACTTACAGAAAACACAACATTAAAAGCAGGAAACCATTTAATAAGCATAGGTAGGGAAATACACCAAGTCGCTATATTAAGCCTAAACACTCACGAATTTGTAAAGTTAAAAAGAACTAAAACTAATAAAAAACTTGCAAAAGTTAAAAGAGAATTTAAAACTTGGTTGTCTTGTTGCGAAACTTTTTGCTTTGAAAGATTAACTGAAGCACAAACTTTAAAATTAATACAAACACTTAAATAATTTAAAATGGTAACACAAAGGACAACTTTAAGTAAGGAAATTAAAACCTTAGAAGAACAATTACATCACGCAGTATTAAATGGTGATGCATTTACTCAAATGGCTATTTACAAAAGATTAGAAATAGCAAAATCAACTTTATTAAATTTAGACTGATGGGAATAAATTATTCAACAGAAACATCTAAATCAATCATAGAGGAATATGAGTTTAGAATAGAAGCATTACTAAAAAAGATAGAATTTTTAGAAGCACAAATAGAAGTATCAAAAGAAATTTTTAAAAATAGATAAAATGAACAGAGATAAATTAAAAGCCTTATATCTAAAGTATGAATTAACATCAGAAGATATATTTACAAAAGACATTGGATTTGGTGATAACAAAAAAACTTTTACTATAATCACAAGGTCAGGAATAGAAAAGATTCAAGCAAAAGAAAATATCAAGGTTGCTTATAAAGTAATTAAATGTGAGACTAATTTTGCAGTAATAAAAGCAACTGCATTTTTAGACTTAAAGCCTATTTATACTTGCGAAACTTTTGGTAGTGCTTTAAAAGGTACTACTTATAAAGATGGAAATTGTCAAAGTTGGTATGTTGTTGAAATGGCAGAGAAACGAGCATTAAGCAGAGCAGTATTAAAACTGACAGGCTTCTATGAACTAGGAGTATTTGGAGAAGATGAATCAGATGACTTTAAAAAGAAATAGATATGAGCGAATCAAATTGTTGTGGAGCAAGTCCACTATGGGAATCAGATATTTGTTCTGATTGTGGAGAACACGCAGAATTTTATAATACAGATAAAGACTTAGTATGAACAAAATTATAACTATTAGAGTAACCGAAGAAGATTTTGACTATATTACAAAAGAATGTAAAAAAGAAAGATTACCAAAGTCGGCTTGGATTAGAAGAAAATTATTATTCAAAGAAATTAATAACTAAATAAATAAATTATGAGTACACTTATTACAGGGTCTATTAGGGTAGACAAATTACCAAAGGAAAAATTTATAATGGGTAAAGACGGAGCAGTCTATTATAACTTTACAATATCAGTTCAAGATGAAACTAGATATGGAAACAATGTTGCTTTTATGGATAGCCAAACCAAAGAAGAACGAGATGCAAAAGTTCAAAAGAATTACTTAGGAAATGGAAAAGTAGTTTGGACTGATGGAAATATTACTTTAGCAGAAAAAGAAGAAGCTAAAGTTGAAGCAACTGCAGATGCAGACTTACCATTCTAAAAATAACCAATTTTAATAAAAAGGGTATAGGTTTTATTATCTATACCTTTTTTTTTATATATTTATAAAATAGTTATAACTTTAAGGGAATATAAATGACAGAAAAACAAACAGAACACAATATGCTAATGCAGTTTATAGAACAAGACTGCTTTGTAAATTCAAAAGAAAAAATAGATTATCCTCCTGTTGCTTTATCATATGGCGAAAAGGTAGTAAAGTCTAATAAAGTTGAGGGGGATTTAATAGTACCTATTCCTATTGGAACATTTGGCAATCTATCAGTAGTTACTGCACCACCTAAAACAAAGAAAACATTTTTTATATCACTACTAGCATCTTGCTATTTAAGTGGTCAAAATACATTCGGAGGTAATATAAAAGGACATAGAAATAAAGATGGTCACCTTATACATATTGATACAGAGCAGGGACTATGGCATTGCCAAAAAGTATTTGAAAGAGTACATAAAATGGACTCAAATATTAATTCAGAAATTTATCATACCTTTGGGTTAAGGTCAATAGACTATAAAATGAGAATTGAATTTATAGATTACTACTTAAAAGAAAAAATTAAAACACCATCTTTATTAATTATTGATGGAATTGCAGACTTATGTTCTGATGCTAATAATATTTCTGAAAGCAATCAATTAGTTCAGAAATTAATGGAATGGTCATCAATCTACAAATGCCATATTATAAACGTTATACATCAAAACTTTGGTAGTTCAAAACTAGGTACAGGGCATCTAGGTAGTTTCTTAGAAAAGAAAGCAGAAACTGTAATACAACTAGAAGCCAATACTGTGAATAAAGATTGGGTTACTGTAAAGTGTGGTAGGTCTAGAGGATATTCTTTTGATACTTTCAGTTTTGAAGTTAATGATTTTGGATTACCACAAATAGTAGAAAACCTATACGACCCATTGAAATAATGTCAAATAAAGAAGTTATATTATTACTAGCAAAAAAGCATAAGACGTGGATAGACGTTGTTAGTTCTTTTGGATGTGATAAAACAATAGCTGAGGACATTGTACAGGAAATGTATATAAAAGTACTACCTAAGATAGAAAATGGCTTAGACATCATTTATTACGATAATGATATTAACTACTACTATATTTACAAAGTCTTAAAAACTTTGTTTATAGATTTAAAAAGAAAAGGCAAAAATATTACAATGATTAATATTGAAGACACTAATTACTCAAAATTAGATTGTGATGTTGATTATGACAAAGCCTACGATAAAATCAAAGCAGAATTAAATACTATGTTTTGGTATGACAGAAAAGTGTTTGAAATAATAAATGAGGGTGAAAGCATAGCAGACTTTTCAAGAAACTCATTCATAGAATATTTTTCACTTTATAACACATACAGAAAGGTAAAAGCAAAACTAAAAAAATTGATATGATTGAATATATAATAGAAAAAAATATAGTTGATTATGCATCTGAGAAATTTGATAATAATAATATATCTAAAAATAATAATCCTAGTAAATTTGGTTTTGAAAATAAAAGAATATTAGAAGGTTATATTGGAGAAAGAATTATAATGAAATTTTTAAACATTAAAAAAGATGTTGATGGATTTGACTTTGATTTACTATCAAATAAACAAAAAAAATTAGAAGTTAAAACTATTAGTTGTAAATTTAAACCATTAGAAAATTATCTATGTACAGTAAATTCTCACAAAATTGATGGAATACATAAACAACAAGCTGATTATTATATTTTTTTAAGAATATTAAATGATTATAGTAAGGCTTGGATTCTTGGGTGGTGCTCTTGTTCCGATTTTTTTAAAAATGGAGAATTTGTTTCAAAAGGAAAAGATTTTGGTAAGTTTAAATTTATAAAAGCTAATGCTACTGTATTACCAATTAATAAATTAAATAAATTTTAATATGAAACTAGGGGACTTTATTTATTACATTACAAAATATACAGGGATAAAATACCTTGTAGAAAAATACCATACTTACAGAGGAACAAAATGCAACTGTGATAAAAGACGTGAAAGTCTAAACAATATAAAAATTAAAAGATGGTAAAATTTGAAAAAGAAGATAGAAGTGATTGGAGAAAGTTCAGAATGGGTAAGAAGCAGCACCTATCCCCTGAAGAATTTGAATTGGTTTGCCAACTCCACGCAAAGTACCACAAGCATAGATTTTATAAACCCTGTACTTGTAACCCAAAAACAATAGTTCAATGGATTAAAGACTTGAATATCATTTGGGACAATGGGATTAAAAAAGATTAACAAGTGGGAAAAGGCAGTTGTATTCCTGCTTAACCTAGATGGATGGGATTTAGAATGGTGTGGTGATGGTTTCACTAGATACGATGCAATCGGTAAAACACCAAAGGGAAAAGACTGCGTTATTGAAATGAAGTTCCGTAAAACCTACTACGAACAGAAAATGCTTGAGAAAGACAAGTATGATGCCTTGATGTCATTAGATAAAGATGTAATTAAATTATACTTTGTTAATGACCCAAAAGGAAACTTTTTATATTGGCTTAATAACCTACAGATGCCAATACCTGTAAAAAAATATTGTCCTGATACTACAATGTGGACAAAAAAAAGACTTCTTAAAGATGTTTATTTACTAGAAGAAAACGATGCTAGTATAATAAATATTAATATTTCTTAAAAAAACTTATTAAATTTTTTTGTTAATTAAATAATTTGTTTATATTTGTTTAAGTTTAATTATAAAAACAGAACAAAATGAAAGCAATAAAATTAACACAAGAGCAATTTCAAAGAAGTTTAAACGCAAAAGTAGACCACGTTTGGGTTTACAATAAAAACATTAATGATAAAAAAATTCACAGAAATGGTATATCCTTAAATATGTATAATGGTAAACCACAATTTTGTATAGTCGTAGATTATGATAAAAACTTACACAATTACCAAGTAGAAGAAATATTTGGTAAAGGTTATTTTATTAATGGGGGTGTATCTCCCGATGATAAAGAGCAAATGGTTTACGATAGTTATTACATTAAAATGAGAAAAGACGAAGTTTATCCACCAATACAATAAATAACAACGGGAGGGTAAAACCTCCCATAAAAAACAGAACAGATGGAAACAAAACATTCAAATTTATCAATAGCTTTTGATAATGTAAGAAATCTTAATTTAGATTTAACAACAGAACAATTCATAGTATTAAATGAAATACTTTATGATTTAGCTACTAAGCAGCATTTAAAAGGTATGGAGGATGCAAAAACAATTTATAATAATAATAGACTTTAATATGGATTGGTGCGAAGAATTAGAAGATATAAAAACATTAAAAGTAGAAATTCAAGGTATTACAAGTATGAGTTTTGAAACAGATAAAGGTTGGGTTAAAAAACAGTATTGTATTTATTCTTACCCACCTTATTTAGGGCAAAGAATATGGGTTAGGGAAAATAAATTATTTAAAAATTAAAAACAGAACAGATGTATAAATTATCAAAGTATAAGCAAAATTTATCAATTCAAGGAAATAACGTTTGGAGTTATTCAACAATAGTAGCAAGAATTGACGGAAGCAAATTACACCAATTAGGTTATTGGTCACAAACTACACAGAAGCATATTAATTATGTAGCTAGCGAATTAGATTTAACTTTAATAAAATAAGATGGCATATTATACAAAAGAAATGGGTGGCACATTATTGATTGTCACCCAAGACAACAGGACATACGAAGTGTCGAGAAGCATAACAAGTAGCTATTTAATTATAACACCTGATGCAGATACACCTCAACCAAGTTCAGAAGAAGAAACACAATTCAAGAAATTATATCGTTTAAGTAATTGTCCTAGAAGATGAAAGTAAATCAAGCACTATGGGATGAGGTTAAGAAAAGAATCGAATACCGAACAGAACAAGACCAAGCTATAACTGATATTACTATCAAGTTCAGAATAAAAGAAAATTCAGATTTAAGAAACTATTTACAAATAAATTTATCACAATATGACAGACAGTAAAACTACATACATACACGAAACAGAACACCTTTATTGCTCAGACGGAGAATTTCACATAGGATATGGGAAAGATAAATGGGTGGTGTATAATACAGACCAATTAATTAAAGACTTGCCTTTTATTATTAACCAAGTTATAAAGGAAAATAAAAAGATGCAGGAAATGTATCTAGATTTAATTAAAGAAGAATTGAAAGAATTATGAAGCAGAAAAAAACAACTATAAATATTGGAGACTTAGCTAGGTATTGTATGAAGTCAATAGCAGAATTTCCTATGTTAGAAAGACAGATAAGGTATATTTACATAAATGCTTTAGAAGATATTGAAAATGGAGAAACAGAAGATAACACTTGTCAAAATGCAATAATGTATATCGAGGGAGCAATACAGGATATATTATGATATTATTAGTAGATGCAGATAGTTTAATATTTGCAAGTTGTTATAAGAAAAGGGAACATCCTGAGGATGAAAAGTATTACACA